GCCCATTTCTTGAAGTAGTGAAGGCACAGGGGGCGGAAGACACGCGGAAGCTTATTGTAGCGTATCGCCCAAAGTTGTACTTTGCTTTGCAGTCTAAGCACCTCGTTACGCTTGTACTCGACAGCCAGCGCGTCTAATTCTTCTATTAGTTCTTCTATACGTTCGTTCATAAAAAGCACGTTTTAACGGCTACAAAGGTACGCACTTTTTCCCGGATAGCCAAAACAGGACGCGGAACGCCTGACACCAAAAGCAAGCAGAACACCCCGAAAGCGTAGTATTTTGTAGGCATTTGCAGCCATTCGTTACCACTAAGACGAAGTTTTAGCGAAGTATTTTACACAGCTTTTTTACAAAGTATTACTTTAATACGCTACCTTTGCATTGTTTTAACGTAACAAAAATAGTTTTTATGGATTTACTACAGCAAATTTTAGCACTACTGAAACAGGCGTTTCCGGGCGTGCGAGAAGACGGGTTACAGCAGTTGGCAGCTGCGCTCAGCTTACAGGTTGAAACCCAAGAACAGGCTACCGAACTCGTAGGAAAACTATCCGCCGAGAAGGTAGAAAAATTCGTTAAGGATTGGCGCAGCAAAGCTGACGCGGAAATAGGCAAGGCTAACCAAACCTACGAAACCAGCCTTAAGGAAAAGTATGATTTCGTGGAGAAGGGAAAGCAGACCCAGCAGCAGCAACAGCAGCACCAAACCACCGACGGGAATCTGACACTTGACGATGTTAAGAACCTTATCGCGGAGAGCTTGAAGGGCGTACAGCAAAGTATTACCAGCATCAGCGACGCGAAGGTAGCAGAAACCCGTAGGGGGCTATTCGTAGCCGCGTTAGACAAGGCAAAGCTGGAAGGCAGTAAGCGCGATTTGTTGTTAGACAACTTCGGGCGTATGACCTTCAAAGACGATGCGGACTTTGAGAGCTTCATGACTTCGCAGACGGCGCACATTGCTACGCTTGCACAGGAAGAAGCCGACAAAGACCTGCAAAACCACGACAAGCCCATTTTTGGAGCCGTGACCAAAGAAGGAGTAAGCGAGGGCGTAGCAGACTACATCAAGCAGCGAGCCGAAGAGACCAGCAAGCCGACCCTAACAGGGAAGGAAGTTTAACAACCCCAAAAAACCGAATAAGAAATGGGACTTACAATTAAGCGAAAGGAAGACAAGCGCGTAGTACACGCTTGCACCCACAACCTCGCCGACATTCCTAACGGTGTAACCGTGAAGTCCGCAGAGCTTGTAAGCGGTTCTAAACTTAAGGAAGGCACAGCGATTGGCAAGGGTTCAGACGGACTCTACCACGTTGAGAAGACCGCCTTAGTAGTGGAAGCCGTAGCAGCTTCGGGTACTTCGGTTAAGATTGCAAAGGGTTCGCATTTCAAGGTAGGCGATTTCGTCATGTCCGCCGTAAACGGAAAGGCTTACGCCATTACCGCGATTGACACCACAAACGCAACCTACGACACCGTAACCATCGGCACAGCCATTGGCGCGATTGCAAAGGACGCTATTATTATGCTTGCAGACGGCGAACACGCCAGCAGCGGCGCAGCGTTCAAGTATGCACCTAAAGCCCTTACAGGCGACAGCTACGACGTGGAAGAACTTAGCAACCACCTCGTACCAGCCGTAACTATTGGGCAGTTCAAAGAGAGTGTTATCCCCCCAATTAACGACGCTATTCTGGGCGCGTTGAAGGGCATTGTTCTAATTTAACGAAAGGGTAGAAAGTTATGATAGCAACACTTATGCGCGGACTTGTAGAGAAGGATATGCAAGCCGTCATCAATACATACGACTTGAAGCCGTACTACTATCCTACTTTGTTCCCCCTCAAGCAGACCTATACGCTTACGTGGAAAGCACTTGAAGCACAGGTAGGCTTGAAGATTGCCGCCGATTTGGTAGCGCGTGGCGCGTCGATCGACAAGAAGACACGCGAAGCTATTGCCCGTTTGCAGGGTGATATCCCCAAGATTGCGGTAAAGCGCACCAAGAACGACGAAGAGCTGGACGACTACGAAATTATGGTAGCCATGACTTCGCAGAACCCCAACCTTCGCGCACTTGTAGAAGCGTGGGCGGAAGATACCAACTTCTGCTGGACAGCCGTAGCCGCACGTTTGGAGTGGATGGCTTTGCAGCAGATTTCCCTCGGTAAGATTACGCTTAACAACAACAACAACGTTAGCGTAATTAGTGAATACGACGTAGATTACCAAATCCCAGCCGCTCAGAAGGTAGGCTTTCAGACAGGTTCTGCTAATTGGGCTACAAGCAACAGCGCGAAGCCTATTACTAAGGACTTCAAAGCCGTCGTAGCAGCAGCTAAGGCGAAGGGCGTAAGCCTTAAGTACGCCTTCATGTCGCTCGACACCTTCGCCACCTTCACGGAGACTGCAGAGGTTCAGAAGATTTGCGCAAGCTTCGCAGCTAACGCACTTCAAATCCAGCAGACCCCAAGTTTGGAGCAGGTAAATACAGCCCTTCGCGGTTTGTCTTACCTTCGCGGTTTGCAGATTGTCGTTATCGACCAAGACATCACGATAGAACTCGGCGACGGTTCACGCCCATTCAGCGGCAACCCGTTCACTGAGAACGTCGTAATGTTCAACGAAAGCAAGGTTTTGGGTCAGACCTATTGGAAGACCCCGGCAGACTTGAACGTTAAGGGTTCGGTAGCTTTGAAGGCTATGAACGGACACACGCTCATCAAGAAGTTTGCGAACGAAGAGCCTTTAGAGGAAGTAACTATGGGTATAGCTAACGCTTTCCCGGCATGGCTTACCTCTTCGCGTTCGTGGTTGATGGACACAGCTAACGGATCGTGGAGTCACTAACACAGGGTAACGGGCTGGCAGCGGAAACAGGTAACAGCGTAGGAAGCTACCAGCCCCAGCCCTTCCTAAAGCCTAAAGGAATGACTTACAAAGAATGGATTACTACAACGGTTAAGCGTTTCGGAGTGAAAGCCGAAGACGTGGAACTGATATTAGCCAACCAAAAGGCGTTAATTCCCGACAAGAACGCGGAAGCAGACCCCACTACGGCAAAGACAGCCTTAGTTAAGGAGTTTGCAACCGTTATCCCTTTGGCAAACGTCAGCGAAGGCGGTTATTCCGTTTCGTGGAATTGGGAAGCTATTAAGATGTGGTACAACATTACCTGCGGAGAGTTGGGCATCATACCAGCCAACAAGCCGAAGGTACGAAACAGAAGTAACGTATGGTAGGAATTTCGGACGTAATAACGAACCAATACCCACACTTCCTATATAAGCGCACAAGCGGCGAAGCCGTACAGAACGCCAACGGAAGCTGGGAGAGCAGCGAAGCCGCTATAGTGTTTTGCGGAGCTTGCAGAGAGGAAACGAACGGCAAGGGCGCGAAGATACAGGCAGCTAACGGCGTATTCCGGGAGTTTTCCGCGTTGGTGCATACACCCGTAGAAGTTCAGCGCGTAACGGAAGGTACGGAAGTGTTCGTTTTGACGCGAGAAATAGAACTGCCCGAAGCGTTATTAGATGCCGACTTTGTGGAGCAAGCCAAAGCCGAAGGATTGGTTAGGATTTCGGGCGAGTGCCTAAAATTCGACGAAGGCAGACTGCACAACAGACTATGGGTATAAAGGCACACTTCAAAGGCAATATAGACGCTACGTTTGCCGCGTTTCTTGCAGAAGTGGAAAGGCAGATAATAGAAAGCCTTTGCAGAATCGGCGAAGAAGTGGTTACGCTTGCAAAGCTTGTACCACCCGAACGCGGATTTACCGACCGAACAGGAAACCTACGCTCTTCTATTGGTTACGTGGTTTGTAAAGACGGGCAACCGTTGAACATCGCGTTTGAAGCCGTGAAGGGCGGACACGAAGGCGTAAATACAGGACAGCGGCTCGCCTTACAGGTAGCAAAAGACCACGCAGAAGGCTATACGCTTATTGTGGTAGCAGGAATGAATTACGCGGTTTATGTCGAGAGCAAGGGGCGCGACGTACTAACGTCTGCCGAGAAGGAAGCCGAAAAACTTATAGCGCGTGAATTAGCAGACTTAATAACAAACGTACAGCAAGCATTTAAGTAATGAAGAAAGTTAGCAGTATAGACACAGACGACATCCTCTACCAGCTTATCCAGCAAGCGGTAAACGAAGGCGTTATTACTATTTCGGGCAAAGTATGTCCGCAGGGAGAGAGACCCGACGACAGCCAAGCCGAGGATATAGTTATTAACACCATTACCGTAACGCACGACAAGCCGCAAACGGGTACGTCGAACGTGAATATATACGCAGCCGATAAGAAGGTAAAGATAAACGGGAAGCAGCAATACAAGGCTAACCGCGAACGCTTACGGGAGATTGGCGACCAGCTTACGGAATACTTAGACGCGCAGAACGTAGCCGACTTAGAGTTTTGGATCGAGTACGACGTAGTAATTAAGGAGTTGGAAGTAAGACAGCATTACAGAAACCTCCGTATTTCGTGGAATATACATTAACATTTTAATAGCACAGAATTATGGCAACTTTAGTAACTTTGGGTTTGTCCGAGATTTTGGGTAAGACAGGCGAGCCAGCTGCTGGCGATTTCGCAGAAACGGGCTATAGTGCTTTCGGACTTACCTACGAGGACACCTGTAAGATGTCACAGGACGACCCCGAAACGACAGAGTTCTACGCAGAGGAAGAGGACGACCCCGTAGAGAGCATCGACAAGCAGGGTAAGATTACCTTCGCTTTCAGCATCATGAACCCCGAACTTACAACGCTTACCCGTCTCTTTGGCGGTACGGTTGCAAGTGACGTGTACGCATACCCGGACACCGTAAGCACGGTAGAGGAAAGCGTAATCATCAAGCCACGCAAGGGCTTGAAGTTCCAAGTACCACGCATGAAGCTTGTTAGTAAGATTAACGGCGAGTTCAGCAAGAAGGGGCTGCTTCTTATCGAAGTAACGGGAACGGTTCTTAAGCCGCAGACTACGGGGCTTAAGAAGATGTACGTTAAGCAGATTGCCGCAGCAAGCGGCAGCGGCAGCGGTAACCCCTAACCTTACAGGCGTAGTAACTTAGTATTCAACCGAAGCCCCCGAACAACCACCTTCGGGGGCTTCATTCATTAAAAGCAATATGGCAGAGAACGACAACAGCAAATTAGAAGCCTTAGAGCTGGAGCAGAGCGAACTGCGGCTTATGATACAGGAAGGCGTTACTTTCGACGTGGACGTTACGCACTACAAACGTAAGCCGGGCTTTTGGGGCTATTTCCGCAAACGCGAGAAGGTAACGGAAAAGCGCGTTTTCAAGATTGAAGAACCGACGCTTAACACCTTAGACCGTCTTAGCGCACTTTGGCTGCAAATGGAGATAGACGAAACAAGGCTACAGGAAGCCGACTACCTTAACGCGGCTAAGAAGATGGCTAACAAAGAAGCCAAGCGTTTGGCGGAAGTGGTAGCTACCGCAGTCTTAGGCGAAGACTATTACACGGCGATCGACAAAGGCGGCTACTTCAAGAGAACCGAAAACAAACAGGAGCTTAAGCGGCTTACTTCCTTATTCCTTCATACCGTAAAACCTTCCGAGCTGTTCACGCTGTCGGTACTTATTACCAACGTCAGCAACTTAGGGGATTTTATAAACTCTATAAGATTGATGAGCGCAACACGCACCAGCGACCCGACGCATCTTATAGAGCAACAGGACTAAAAAGCCCATACGGACGCCGGGGCTCGGTTTGTGCGCACTTCGGCTGGACGTTGGACTACTTACTACACGGCATTTCGTGGGGTACGGTACAAAGGATGCTTATAGACGCGCCCAGCGTTGAGGAAACAGGCGCAAAGAAAGGCGACACGCAGATAAAGCTGACAGAAGACAACGCTGGCGAAGTTCTTAATTTGATTAACAAATTAAACCGATAAGAAAATGAATATACAGGGCGGCGGCATTTCCTTCGAGATAAGCGGAACTAACGACAAGTTGTTACGCATATTGGAGCAAAGCAAAAGCAGTATGCAGAACTTTAGCGGCGAAGTGAAGAAAGGCGGCAGAGATATAGACAGCGCGTTTAACGCTATTACGTCTTCCATTTCCAAAGCACGGGCGGACTTAGACAAGACCGACGTAGCATGGACGAAGACCTACGAAAACATGACCGCGAAGCTTCAAGAGTTGAAGGCAGCGCGGAACGCGGCGTTTGAAAGCGGCAACGACAGAGAGTATAGCCAGCTTAACGAACAGGTACACACTTTAGAACGTCAGGTAACGCAATGGGAAGCAATAGGCACGAAGATACGCGAAGCCTACGACGAGTTAGACCAAGAAGACGCGGCTATTAGAAGGCAGTACGACGACGCAACGAAAGTAGCACAGGCGCACGGAAGCATCCGTAGCCAGCTTAGGGAGTGCCGCGAACAGCTTGCAATAATGGAAGCGGACGGCAAGCGCGGAACGGAAGAGTACAAGCGGATGCAGCAGGAAGCAGGAAGGCTTACTGACGCTTTGGGCGACGCAGCAACACAGGCGCGTATATTAGCACACGATAACGGGAAGCTACAGGGTTTAATTAGCGGTATTTCTGGAGTGACAGGCGCAGTAACGGCAGCGCAGGGCGCGATGTCGCTATTTATTGGCGAGAACGAGAACCTACAGAAAGCCATGCTAAAAGTTCAGAGCCTTATGAGCATAACAATGGGCTTGCAGCAGGTTTACAACACCATTAACAAGGATAGCGCGTTTATGCTTGTTATTGTGGCTAAGGCAAAGGACGCGCTTACGGCGGCTAACGCACGTTTGGCAGCGGCTTTGGGTATTTCCACCGTAGCGGCACAGGCTTTAATGGCTACACTTACGCTGGGGCTTTCCGCAGCTATTACGGCTATTATTGTACTTATTTCCAAGTTCAGCAGCGAATCAGCAAAAGCAAAGAAGGCACAGGAAGAATTTAACAAGAAGGTAGCGGAAGCTTCGGGCGAACCGTTGGCGGCTTACATGGCTTTGCAAGCCGAATGGTTGAGCCTAACAGGTTCGATGAAGGAGCGCGAAAAGTGGGTACAGGATAACGCGGACAAATTTAGCAGCTTAGGCTGGCAGGTTCGCAACGCCCAAGAAGCGGAAGATTTGCTGGTAAAGAATACGGCGAAAGTTGTAGAAGCCCTTATGCTTAGGGCAAAGGCTACGGCGGCGGCTTCTATGGCAAGCGACAAGTACAAGGAGATAATACAGAAACAGCAGGAAATAGATGCCATGCCGGACAAAGTAACGAAAGTCGTAGGCGCGGGTAGGTACGCAAGAGTGGCTACCGTGGAGAATAGCGAAAAAGCAGACGCGCAGGAAGAGCTAAAGAAGCTTCAAGGCGAAGCCACTAAGTTTATAAACATGCAGGTACAGCTAACGAAGGAAGAACAGGCTATTTTAGCGCAGATAGGACAGGGAGCTGGCAAAGTGGTAGAAGGAAGCGTAGCAGCAGCCGAAAAGGAGCTACAACGCCTTCAAGGGCTTTATAAGAACGCAGCCACCAGCGCAGAACGCGCCAAGCTTAAGAAGGAGATAGAAGCCCAGCAGAAAATAGTAGATAGTATGAGCCTAAACCCAAAGGGCGGAAGCGGAAGCGGAAGCGGTAGAGGTAGCGGCACGGGAAAAACGGAAGACCCGTTTAAGAAGATGCTCGACGAACGTAAGGCACTTTACGCAAAATATAGCAAGTGGGCGCAGAGTGAAGACGAAACAGTTAGGGCAGCAGCAGACAAAGAGTTTGCGGCACTACTTAAGCAAGGCACAAGCTATCTGGACTTCCTACAGAAGCAGCGCGACGAAATTAGCAACAAGGCTAAGAAGACGGCGGAAGACCTGCGTAAGCTCCAGCTTATAAACAACGAGATAGCGGAAACTACAAAGCAAACCGTTCTTTCAGACTTCGACAAGCAGCTACAGGCAGACTTAGCAGCTTGCAAGACTATAGGCGAAATGCTTAACGTTATTCAGAAACGGCGCGACGAGCTTAGCAACGACAACAGCGATATAGACACGGGCAAGAAAGACATCCTCAACAAGGCAGAGGAAAGCACGACGCAACAGGCTAAGAAGGAAACGGCGGAGCTTCTGCAGGAATACGCCAGCTACCTAAACGAAAAGCTTGTTTTTGAAGAGAGCTACGCCCGGAAGCGCGAATTACTTACGAAGCAGCTTGCAGCAGCTACCACCGACCAAGAAAGAGCCGTAGCCGAAGCAGCCTTAGCAGGGCTGGAGCGTAAGCGTAAGGAGTACGAACAGCGCAGCGCAAGCGAGAGGTACGACGAACTAAAGCAGCAGTATCAGACCTACCAGCAGCAGCTGGCGGAGATACAAAAGAAGTACCAAGAAGAGCGAGAGGAAGCCCAGCGTAACGGCAACTTAGCCATGATTACGCAGATAAACGCGAAGGAACAGGCGGAAATAAGCAAGCTTGCAGCCGAGAAGCTAAGGCAGACCGAAAGCTGGAACCAGCTGTTTAGCGACCTTAGTACGCTTTCGTCGAATACCATTAACAAGCTCATGGCGGATATTAACGCCCAAAAGGTAACGCTTTCCGCGCAGTTCAACCCGGCAGACTTGAAGGCTATTAACGACCAGCTACAGAAAGCCAAAGACGAGCTGCACAAGCGTAACCCGTTCTTAGCACTACGCGACGGGCTTAAGGAACTACGCGCGGCTATGGACGCGGAAAAGCTGTTAGATAGTAACGACCCGTTTATTAAGTCTTTGGAAGACAAGAAGGCGCAATATAAGCAGTATTCCGAAGCCGTACAGAGTGACGACGAGACGTTAGCGAACGCAGCAAAGGACGCTTACGCAGACCTTCTTAAAGAGGGTAGCAGCTATATAGACTACCTGCGCCGAAAGATTGCAGAGCTTAACGGAAAGAAGATTAAGTTAGGCGTAGATTTTGACGGCGACGCGGAGCTGGCAAAGCTTGAAGCAGCACTTAACAAAGAGACGGGCGCAACGAAGACGTTTAAGGAAGGGCTTAAGGACACCTTCGCCAGCGTTAGCAGTACGATCGACTTTGTTAGCGGAACTTTCGACAGCGTGGTAGGCGGTATGAAGAAAATGGGCGTTACTATGGACGAGGAAACCGAACACGTCTTAGGCGATATTTCGCAGATGATGGACGGCGCAAGCCAAGTAGCGCAGGGTATAGCGACAGGCAACCCGTTAAGCATTATACAGGGTTCGGTAGGTTTTTTGTCTTCCGTTTTCGATTTGTTCAACAGCAGAGACAGAAAGGCGGAGCGAAGCATCAAGGAACACGAAAAAGCCGTTACCCGATTGGGAAGAGCCTACGCCAAGCTACAGCACCAAGTAAACAAGGCGTTAGGCGAAAGCGTCTATCAGAACCAAAGCGCGATGATTAGAAACCTACGACAGCAGCAGGTAGAACTGCGCGGAATGATTGAAGACGAGAAGAGCAAGAAAAAAACCGATTGGGATAGAATCGAGGAATGGGAAGAGAAGATAGCAGCCGCCAGCCGTGAGATTGAAGACATTATAGCCGATATTACGAAGAATATCACGCAGACCGACGCGAAGAGCGCAGCCGACGAGTTAGGCGAAGCCCTTATTAACGCCTTTGAGGGTGGAACGAGCGCGGCAAAGGCTTTCGACAAGGTATCGGGCGACATTCTACGCAACGCGGTTATAAACGCCCTTAAGCTGCAGTTCTTAGAGCAGCCGCTACAGAACGCTATTAAGCGTTTGCAGCGCGACATGGGATTTGACGCGGAAGGAAACGGAAGCTTTGACGGTTTAACGGAAGCGGAACAGAAACGCTTTAGGGATAGCGTAGCCAAAGCCGGGGCAAACTTCGCCGAAGCCTTCAAGGTTTACGAAGACCTTTTTAACGAGCTTAACGAGAAAGACCCCAGCACACTAAGCGGAGCTATAAAGGGAGCAAGCCAAGAAAGTATAGATTTGCTTGCAGGACAGGCTAACGCGGTACGCATGAACCAAGTAACATCGTTAGACCTCCTACGCCAGCAGCTAACAAGGCTTTCCAATATAGACGCAAACGTAGGCGTTATAGCTTCGCGTCTGCTTGCAATTCTTAACAGGCTTACAGCCCCGGCAGACGACGGGCTAAGAGGACAGGGAATAACAGATTAACGATAACAGCGTATGGAACTAAAGGAACTAAGAAAGGCTTTAGCCGCAGAAGCAAAGGCGGCTGGCATTTGTTCGGAGTGGTACAATTACATTCTGAACGCACAGAGTAAGGAAAGGCTTGTAGCCCTGTACTTCAAAGGCTTTGACTTTGTGGAAGCAAACGACTTCCCAAGCGAGCCGTTACGAAGAGAGTTTGACGATATAAGACGGCATTACAACGTATATGAAAACGAGCCGTTCAGCGTCACGAACACGAAGCGACTTGTAGCCTACACGGGGGCAACAGGTAAAGCGGCGTTCAATTCCTACGCAGTAGGGCAGATTTGGGCGCGTAAGGGTTCAGACGTACACGTAGAAGCCAGCGAACACAGCTATGTAAATGTTTACGTGGTAGAAGGCGCAACGGCACACATCAAGGCTACAGGAAAAAGCCGCGTTACGGTATTCCTTCACGGCGGAAAGGTAACGCAGGAAGCGACAGAAGACGCAGTAATAACAATTAAAGAAAAGTAACATGGCATCAGAACAGAATTTAATACTTAACCTTCCCTTCGACGAAGCGGCAGGTTCTACGGTTGCTTACGACTATTCGCAACACCGATACGATGCAGCCGTACACGATAGCAGCTTTATAGGCGGAAAGCAGGGCAACTGCATACACTTCGACGGCGAAGGAAGCGCGGATATTACGCGGAACATTCTGAACCTTTCGGGAAACTTTACCATATTGGCATGGTTGAAGGCGAACACCTACCCGGACGGGCATACAGGCAGACGTATAGGAATGTTCTGTAATACGGCACTTCTTGACGGTTCGCGCGATTTGTGGATAGACGTAGAACCCGAAAGCTGGGGCTTCTTTGTCATCCGTAAGGCAGGTAACAACGTTTCCCTGTACTTAGACACCCAGCCTATAGGTACGGTAAACCTTCCCAGCACACTAACGGGAATAAGCCTCTTGCAGGACGTTTACGGAACGGAATACGCCTACGCGGATTTGGACGAAGTGAAGATTTACGACGTAGCCCTGTCCGACGAGGAAATAGAAGCGGAGCTTAACAGCATTTCGCAGCTTGAATACTACTTAGAGGGCGTAAACCTTAAGGAGTACGGCATCCGGGTAGAAAGCAGTACGGGCGTTTTGGATTTGCCGAAGCTTAAAACCCCGGCTTCTAACGATTGGGCGGACTATCACGGCAAAGTAATAGACCTGACGGCGAAGCGTTACGAAGAGCGCGAAATTACGCTTAATTGTTGGATGAAGGCGACAGGAAAGATGGACTTCACGGAAAGGCTTAACAGGCTTTACGAAGTATTCAGAAAGGACGGAACGCAGCGGCTTATGATTGCAATACACCCGACGAAGCCGCTTGTTTACGAAGTCTATTGCGAAGACGGCGTAGCACCTTCCAAGCGTTGGCACGACGACAAGATGATAGGCACGTTTGCGCTTAAGCTTAAAGAACCCGACCCCGTGAAGCGCGTAGTACGACACCAGCGGCTCGGCGTTTCTTCTTCGCAGCTTACTATAGCGTTCAAGAGCGACAAGATGGTAAATATATATTGGGGCGACGGAAGCGTAGATTACGACGTTTACGGCGACCATACAGGCGCGAACGCTATTACGCACACCTACCAAGACAACGGCATCTATTACGCCGTTTTGGGCGGAGTGATTGAGGAAATGGAAGACTTCAACACCAGCGGAATTTTAGTATGGAACAAATTGTAATAACACACCCAAACGGGGAACGCTTGCACCTGTTCAGCAAGCAACGCCCCAGCGCGATAAGCAAGGCTACCCAAAAAGTAGCTTTGCTTTCCGACGATTTGGTTAGCCTAACCGTAGTATCAGCAGAACCGCTAAACTTCGACTTTGGCGACGTTATTACGATATTCGGGAAACCCTACAAGCTTAACCAGCTGCCCGAACCGACCAAAGAAGGCGAACGAAAGTACACCTACGAAGTAACCTTAGAGGGAACGCAGTACGACTTAATAGACGTTATCTACAAGCTTCCCGAAGGCTGTTACGGCGAACGGCTTTACGGCGATTTGGAAGCACACCTTAACGCCCTTATTTGGAACTTGAACAGGATATATCCGGGGAAGTGGATATTAGGCACATTCCCAGCGAACACACCGTTTAAGAACCTAAACGCTACGGGTAAGAACTGCCTACAGGTTCTACAGGAATACTGCGAGCAGTACGGCGTAGAATTTGGAATAGTCATAAACACGGCGGCAGGTACGTACACGCTTAACATCGTGGAGAAGGTAGGCGTTACCCAGCCGTTTACGTTGCAGTACGGGCGCGGTAAGGGCTTGTATAAGCTACAGCGTAAGAATATCAATAACGCAGGTATTACGACGCGCCTGTACGCTTACGGCGGTTCTAACAACTTAGGTAGCAGCTACGGGCATAACAAGCTATGCCTACCCGGAACGACGCGCCTAACGTCTTACGTTGAGAGCGCGACAGGACGGGCAAGGTACGGCATCAAGGAAAACGAAAAGACCTTCGACGACATCAAGCCCGAACGTTTGGGAGAGGTTACAAGTCTGGGCGGTAACGTCTTAAGCTTTGCCGATAGTTCGATGTTCGATTTGAACGAGCGCGAACAGGACGGCACAACGACGAAGTACCTTATAGAAGGCGCGACGGCTAAAGTTACCTTCCAAACGGGCAATTTGGCTGGCTATTCCTTCGACGTGAGGAAGTACGACCACACTACGCACATGTTCGTAATTAACAAGTTCACGGACGAAAACGGTACGGTATTCCCTTCCGAGACTTCCGCAGCGTTTCAGATTGCAGTAGGCGACAAGTATATTATAGAGGATATCAACCTGCCGCAGCAGTACATCACGGACGCGGAAGCGCGTCTATTGGAACAGGCTACAAAGGAGCTGGAAAAGGTGGAACAGCCACAGGTAAGCTACGCTTTGGAACTTGACGCGCAATTTTTCGCCAAGACTTTCGGACAGGAAGTATCTGCAGAGGTTCTACACGTAGGCGACTTTATTAGGATTGTGGACGAAGGCGTAGGCGTGGATAAGGAAGTACGTATAACGAGGATCGAGCGCAACCTGCTTAAGGAACATTCCTACAGCATTACGTTAGCGGACACCGTACAGAAGAGCAACGCGGTAAGGGTAATTAACGAAATTAAGGACATTAACGACGTTATCAACCTTAACGGATTGGCAGACCCAGCCGTAGCGCGTAGAAGATGGCAGACGGCGCAGGAGCTTCTAAGTATGGTATTCGACCCCGACGGCGACTATTTCAGCGAGAAGATAAAGCCGTTAAGTATTGAGACCGCCATGCTTGCAGTAGGAGCGAAAAGCCAGCAGTTCGTACTAAAGAACGTAACCTTTGAACCGAACTACAACAGCTCTTATGTTTATTTGCGCATTTCAGCAGGAACGCTGGAGCATTACGCAATAAGTGAAGAAGGCGTAGTAGCGTGGAATATAGCCGGGGAGCTTTTGACGCTTGACACATCATCGGCTTACTATATTTACGCCCGTTGCAGCAAGGCTAACAATACGGGAACGTGGTTTATTACGAAGACGCAGTACAAGGTAGAAGACGTAGCAGGTTACTATATGTTCTTAATAGGTACGGTAAGCAGTCCGCAGACGATACCCGGAACGTTAGAAGCAGTCCGCAGCGTTTCACTTACATACGGCTTTAGCACCGTAAACGGAAGGCACATTAAAACGGGCAGGATTGAAAGTACCGCTGGAACTTGTTACTTCGATTTGGATAACAACCAAATCGGCGGCGTTTTGCAGTTCGTGAAGTCAGACGGCACGGTAGGCAACGTAGCGGACATCAACACCAAAGCCGACGACGCTAAGAACTATATAGACAACACCCTGCCCGACATATTGGACGGCATACAGGCGCAGTTAGACGGGCAAATAGAACAATTCTTCTACAACTACGACCCTACGGACGCGACAGAGCCAACCAGCACATGGATAGCAGAGGACACGCAGACAGGAACGTACACGGAGCGCGAAAAGCACTTAGGCGACCTGTTCTATAACACGGACACGGGTAAGGTATTCCGCTACGTTAAGATACGCAAACTTGTACCGCCACCTTCGCAGGGCGGCGTACCCGGCATCCGTTGGGTTTATCAGTGGCAGCAGCTTTCAGACGAAGAGCTGGAACAGGCGTTAGCCATTGCAAACGACGCGCTGGACTTAGCGAAGACAAAACGCCGTATATTCACGACGACCCCCTACACACCTTACGAAGTAGGCGATTTGTGGGTACAGGGTTCTACAGGCGACATCATGCGCTGCAAGACGGCAAGAGCTACGGGCAACTATTCCGCCAGCGATTGGGAGAAAGCCAGCAAGTACACCGACGACACAGCCCTAAACAACTTTGTTAGCGGTCAGTTCGCGCAGACAATAGCCAACATCGGCGAACAGATAGACGGGAAGATAGAAAGCTATTGGAGCTATAGCGACCCTTCTACGAGTTGGACGGAAGCGGAACAGATAGCCCACGAAGGCGATATGTGGTACAACCCGAATAATAAGACGCTAAGACGCTGGTACGTCATTTCCGACGACGAAAGCGGAAGCTTCATGTTTGCAGAGTGGAGAAAGATAGAGGACGCGGACGCTATAGCAGCATACGAAGCAGCAGCGGCGGCACAGGACACGGCGGACGGCAAACGGCGCGTCTTTGTAGCCACACCTTATCCTCCTTACGACGTAGGCGACCTTTGGCTAACAGGCGGAAAGACAAACGGGCAGCTTTTCCGATGCGTCACGGCACGGGCTACAGGTTCTTACCGCGCCAGCGATTGGGCGGAAGCAGTCTATTACGACAACACCAAGACCACGATCGACGGCGGTATAGTGACTTCGGGAACGGTTCAGCTTGTAAGCCAACTTTCGGAAAGCATTGTAGCAGGAATAACAGGCGGCGAGAACGAGACCAGCAGCACCAGCGCGGCGAACAAAGTACGTATTTGGGCTGGAGCTTCTAAGGCGCAACGCTTTTCCGCACCATTCCGCGTTCTACAGGACGGTACGATATACGCGACCAAAGCCAACATCGAAGGAACGGTTAAGGCTACAGACGGCGAGTTTAGGGGCAAAGTGTACGCTACCGACGGCGAGTTTGCAGGACGTATTTACATCGGCAACGGTGCAATACGTTTGGAGAAAGACGGAAGCGGAAGCTTAGGTAACGGGCAAATACATTGGCAAGCCGACTACGGGGCTTTAACTATTCCCTTCTTGAACTTAGGGCAGGTTTGGGGCTTTAACCAGCTTCCTGTATTGGCGAGCCAATACAACCCCGTAAACAGAGACGCTGCGTTATCATTCCTCGACATCCCGGACAACGAAACGGTAAATTTGCCAAGCGACCCACACACGGCATTTATTTACACCATCGTAAACCGTACAACGAAGTATAAATATCTTAACGGAAACGGGCATAAGGTATGCTACAGAACCGAATTTTATTCAGGATATTACAACTTACATGAAGCAGATAGTTTTACTTTGGGTTGGGCGCAGACGGCTATGCTTATTTTTGACGGCAAATGGTACGTAATTAGTACGAACTAACGCCCCAGCTTCACGGCAGCAGGGCAACCGCGTAAGTGTTTCCTTCTTGATTATTCACGGCTTCAAGAAGAAAAACACTTCACGGGAATTTAGCAGCGTATTATTATAAGACGAAGAATTAGTAATTTTGCAAACGAATTAAATTTTTGCAGTATGGAAAATAGAAACGGCGACTTAGTAAGTCCGCAAATTTCGGTTATGGGTACTATTACCTTTGCCGACGAAGAGAACTTCAAGAAAGACACCCCGTTTTGCATCAAGAACGACGGCGACACGGCGGTAGTTTTGGAAGTGAACCTTTGGGGAATGCCCGAAGGCGCGTTTATTGCCACGCGCTTTGAGACGGGCTGGAACCCCGAAATAGTAAGAGAGATAAAGGCAACAAGTCAAACAAACGCCCTTCTTTGGGGCTACTAAAAACAACAGATTATGGGTTTAGTAATTGGAGTAGGCAACACGAAGCCTACATTTCCCTACGACTACTACTACGGCGTTAAGATTAACACCAACGTAGCAGACACCACGCTGGAGCGAGTAGGACGCGCGGAGCTTCACGCCAGCCTGCCCGTTCAGTCACAGATGCGCCGATGCCTTCTTAACGACAACGGCGAAGTAGTTACGTACCTTCACGCTACAGACAGCACGAAGACCGACACAGGCGCAGCAGCCGACCTAACAGGAGCAAGCGGCATGGTTATGGTAGAAATACCCGAACACTACCGTAAGTTTGAGTTCGACGGCAGCAATATCCTCGCGCTTATTTCGACTTTCCCACTTCCGGGCTTCCACAAGGTACGCAAAGTTTACCGTTCAGCCTACGAAGCAACCGTAGATAGAACCACCAGCACAATAAAGCTGGCTTCCGTAGTCAATACTACCGCAGCCTTCCGAGGTGGAAACAATAATGCAGAGTGGGATGACACCTACCGAAGCCTTTTAGGCAGACCAGCAACAAGCATCAACCTAACAAACTTACGAAACTACGCACGTAACAGGGGAGCAGCAGGGCTTAACGAAAAGGGCTGGAATTGCGACCTATACGAAGCAGCTGTTACGACGTTTTGGCTGTTCGTGATTGAGTACGCCCAGCTTAACAGCCAAGCCATGTTTACAGCCCAGCTTACAGAAGATGGCTACAGGCAGGGCGGCTTAGGCGACGGCGTTACGACTTTGGACGGCGGAAATTGGAGCAGCTTTAACAGTTCTAACCCGTTCATACCATGCGGAATTACCAACAGCTTAGGCAACGCTACGGGCGTAGTGGACTATGACATGCCCGAAGAGTACGGCGCAGCCCTTACCGTCCATGTCCCA